TTTTCTTGTATTCACCTTTCACGGTCTTGGCAAACATGGTTATGTTCTTCAGGTAGGCTTCATCCGGGATTATGCCGAGGCAGTCCTTGTCCACGGTTAGCGTCTTGGTTGCTTGGTCGTACTTGGCGTAGGGTAAAGCCAGCTTCAGGCTTTCCAGGGATGCATTGAGGCTTGTTACGTTCAACTGTGCCGTTATGTCATCCACAACCTGCATACCCTTTGTCTTGCCCTTGCTGCCGTCATATTCGATGTCGCGGATTGTGGCCGTTGCGACAAACTCACCACCGCCACGGGTAGGACCGAGCAATTTCTGGTCGGTCTCGCCATAGTTGATGTAGACTATTCCGTAGTCTATCTGGATATTTTCAATATCCTGTTTCGTAAGCGCCATGCTATCAACTCCTTCCAAAGATTCTTGCTTCGTAGATGTACTTCCGGCGCTTGATAGCCGGGTCATCATCTCGAAGCGGTATTTTGCGATCCAAATAGAAAGTAATCGCCAATCCTTCGGCGGTCAGCGTCTTTTTGTTGAGAGCATCATTGACGGATTCCATCAGGTTTTCAAGGACTGTAGTGTCCCCGCCAGCAGGCATATCCCATCCGTCCACGTCAAGGGCAACAGTCTCAAATTCCTCTCCATCATTGGTTATCTGGGTGAAATCATAGGTAAGATAGGGGAATTGAGCATCGTCCGGCGCATCCTGGAAATAGACACGAGGATGGATAGACTTCAGATATGGATGTAGCAGTTTACGTAGATTCTTCATCCCCGATCTCCTCCTCTTCGTCAATCAATCCGAGCGCCCGGTTTTCGTCCTCAATGGCTGAAAGATACTGGCCCTCGATGCGCCTGATGTCGTCGATGTGCTTGAACGTGGTTTCCCGGACAATTCCCTTCTTCGGCATACTTTTTGCGCCCAACTCCTGGTTGACGCCATACCAGGCATCATGTTTCACACCGACTTGCAGATCGCATTCCTGCTTGCGCACCCAGTATTGAGTGCTGTTGTAGATACGCCGATGTCTCTTCATACCGGGAAGTTTCTTCAGTTCTTCAATCATCCTTTTTCGGAGTAACTTTGCCACATCCTTCAGGGCGGCCCTGGTGAGTTCCCGGATGGTGTAGTTTGCGCGGTCAACGCTTGAAATGAACTCAATACCGTCCTTTTTGATCTTTGTCACTGACTTAGGCATTGGCACGGTTGACCACCCCCTGGCAAACAAGCTCCGTCAGCTCACCGTCCTTATCATAGGTGCGGATGATGTTGTACTCTTTGTCGTTGTATTTAAGTCGAGTCTCGCCCTGATAGTCAATCGAGCGCACCACAAACATGAGCTCCGGCCTTAATCCCGTTGCCGCGGCCTGGTAAAACTCGGACTGGCGGACCGACTGCTTGTCAGCGAATACCTGCCGCTCGGTGGACACTTCAATGGTGTCACCAAGCTCGTTTTCGGTGGTGGTGACGGTTATGAGCGATATAACATCCATGAACAGCATCTATCCCACCGCCTCTTTTGTGTATTCTTGGGATAGTGACAGGTGGCCTTTCAACAGGTCGTATGAAAGCTGGAAACGTTCCGCATCCGGGTTATTCCAGCCGAAGTTAGTCTTGACATATACCGTGATTGCCCGCTTTATGAGCGGGTCGTTGTCGTCGTTGGCTTTAGCCGGGAGGATGCCGGCAAGCATCAGATCGCCCCTTGCGGCAGCAATGAGATCGGTGATTTCACTGTCAAATGCCGTGTTGTTGATGCTGATGCGTAGGGCTGTCTTGATGTCGTTGAGTATAGGCATTGATTATCACCTGCCTTGTAAAATGAGGGAGGGCTAAGCCCTCCCCGTTAAGATGCTGCCTTTCTCAGTTTTACGAAAGCGTCCGGCAGCGCAGGTTTTCCATCGAACATGCCTGCTCCGAGGAACTTATAGCTATTGGTATCGATGTCAAACTGGTTGACAACATTGATTTCCTCAGGCATGTTGCCATAGTAGCCAGCCCTGAAATCGCCGAGAATTGCCTCATGAAGCGGGATTCTCTCGTCAAGCATGACTGGATAGCCATAGATGTAATACTGATTACCTTCTCTGGTCACCAGGTCATGCTTGGAGGAATCTTTGAGCGGCATGAAATCCGTGAACAGCGTCTTCTTGCTCATCAGGAATTTGGCGTTTGCATCATAGCCGCCAGGCAGCAGGCTGATCAGTGTAGTTACATCATTTACTGTCAGGGATGCTGATGCGCCAACAGTCACGGAGTTGTCTTCGTTCCATGTAATGGTGTCAATTCCTTTTGCCTCGCCATCGCCGGAACCGCCGATAATCAAGGAAGTGATCTTTGCTGCCAAGGATCTTCCGAGGTTGTTGGCCAGCCAATTTTCAAACGCGTCAACAGACATCTGCATCACCGACTTGGATATCTGCAGCAGTTTTGTGATTTCGTAGCCAAAGAGGTCAACATACTTCAGCTTGTCGTCTGATACCGTGATGGTCGCATTTTCGGCGTGTTTGGTGGCTTCGTTCACAACGTCCTCAACAGGAACTTTCACACCGCCGGGCACCTGCATCAGGTTGATTTCTGCAAGTAACGGAGCATACTGTTTTACAATCTCGACGATTCTGTTCTGGGTAGTGGTCGGTATTACAGCTCCGGCACTACCGGCAACAGTGGTAAAGGCGCGCTGTTCAACGTCCATGAGTTCGATTCTTCTCAGGTGTTTGAGAAACGCGCTTCTGTATTCCGGAGACTCCCTGGTAAACCCCGCAGCTCTTTCTTCTTCCGGTCTAGGCATGAAGCCAGGTATAGGATTGCCGGCTCCCGCAGTAATGTCACTGATGATCTTGTTGCGCTTCTCGATCCTTTCAAGGATTGTCTTTCTTTCGTTGATTAAGTCCTGCGCCTCCCTCTCCAGCGCATCGATGTCAGCGCCTTCCTGTTCGAGTTCGTTTTTGATCTGCGCCAATCTGGCCTCAATTTCATTCAGTCTTTTATTCATGCTCATACCTCCATATCAATTAGAATTTTGAGTTTTCTTTTCCTCCGCTCTAGCGCCTCCCGCCTCTCGGCCTCGATTACTCCGTCGAGCCAAGAACGAGCGGATATTTCAGTGTCGCCGTTTGCTGGAATGGAAACAGCTGACACATCGTAAACCTTTTTGATTTTGAGAATTGTGCGTGTCCGAGTTTCTCTGTCGTATCTGTCCTCCGCGACCGTAAACGCCCAGGACATCTTTGTGATGAGCCCGTTGCGGATTTCCTCATAGAGCTCTTTCGCGGCCTGAGACTTCGATAAGTCCGCATAAATAAAGAGCCCTTTGTCGTTGGGCTCCAATCCGAGTGTGCCATTTGAGATTCTTGCAAGGACCTTCCCGTGGTGGTCATATTGCATGATCACGTCCGAGAGATCCGCGCCGTCCAGGGCGTGCCTGTCGATTTGCTCATAGTATTTTACGCCATCGAATTCATATAGCAGATATGGCTTGTTGAAGGTTGTAGCAAATCCTTCAACATAATACTCACTGTCAATTCTCTTCTCCGATGTCGGCAGCTGAAACGGCAGGATCACTGCCCTGTATTCCCTGTCCGTCGGTTTGAACGGCATTATCTTCACCCCCTGTAAGTCCTTGGGCCTGTGCAAGCAGACTTGCTTCGGCGTATTCTTTGCGGATGTAATATTTGTCGCCGTCGGGCAACGGTGACATGTTGAATATTTCGCGGCCTTCATTCCGAGTGAGCATGCCGCGGTCAAAAAGCTGAACTACTATATCCAGTTTGCTTTTGTTGCTGGCATACTGCAGGCGATTAGCCGTGAAAAGTATCTGATTGCCAAAGGCGATCTCGCGCTCAGTAAATGTCATGTTTGTCATCACAAGGCTGAGCTGGATGGCAAACGGCTCAATCTTGCCTTCATAGAAGGCGTTCCACTCATCCTCTGTGAAGCTATTCTGCAGAATTTTTTCGTTTACCCCGAAGTAGCTGAAAACATTGTTTTTGATATGCTCAACCTGGCTGGAATCGACGATAAACGGCCGGCTCACAATTTGCTTGACATCAGCATATTTGTTATCAAATATCAGTACACCGCTGTTATTCTCGGCCGACAGGTTTTCCTCTGTGAATCTTTTGCGCTCAGCTGCTATATC